TCACAAAATTTGTCAAAGGTTTATATCTTCATCAATTCAGCTTCTCCAACTTTAGAATCTGTCCAATAAAGTTTATAAGATTAAGTAAAAGTTATCGGAAAATGATGTTTAAAATAGTCCCCAAAAGCCTGAAATAGAGCCAAAAAACTCCACCTGATTGGATGACTCCCGAGTTTAGCACTTATGTGGTATAATATTCTACGGCACTGCTACACCGCCTACGAAAGGAGGTGAGATAGCCCATGATGGAATTAGTACTCAAAACTATCATTGGACCAATTGTGGTCGGTGTCGTTCTTCGATTAGTCGATAAATGGCTAAACAAGGACAAATAGTGTCAAAAAAGACCTCAAGCTTATTTGGTCGTGAGCTTGGGGTCTTTTCTAGCCTATGATATAGAACTAGTACTCAATTCCTTTTTATTATCCCATAGTTCACAAAATTTGTCAAAGGTTTATATCCTCATCCATTCAGCTTCTCCAACTTTAGAATCTGTCCAATAAAGTTTATAAGATTTAGAGAAAGCTATTGAAAAATGATATTTAGAAAACTTCCGAAAAGCCTGAAATAGAGCCAAAAAACTCCACCTGATTGGGTGACTCCTAAGTTTAGCACATATGTGGTATAATATTATTCGGCACTTCTACACCGCCTGCGAAAGGAGGTGAGATAGCCCATGATGGATACAATACTTAAAACTATCATCGGACCAATTGTGGTCGGTGTCGTTCTTCGGATAGTCGATAAATGGCTAAACAAGGACAAATAGTGTCAAAAAGACCCCAAGCTTATTTGGTCGTGAGCTTGGGGCCTTTTCTAGCCTATGATATAGACACAATACTTAATTCCCTTTTATTATCCCACAGTTCACACATTTTGTCAAAAGTTTACATTCTCAGCTTCTCAAGATTTAACCACTGTACAACAAAACGGTCAAGATTAAGAGAAAGTTAGGGATTCTATCAATTTCATAAAAATTTTGATTTCGTAAACGAAGAGACAAGCTTACATGTCACTCCTCATTTAATACGCCACTACTGGAAAAGTAAAATCGTCATTACAATAGTTCCATTCCTTCAATTAACAGTCACTTACATTCAAAGTGAGATTGAGGTAGCTGAAGTAACAACAAACCTATTTCTTAGTCATATTCGCTAAAAAGATCCCCGCCAATTCCCCGACCAAAATCTGAAAAATACCGAAAAATTATTTTTAGAATAGTCCCAAAAAGCCTGAAATAGAGCCAAAAAACTCCACCTGATTGGGTGGAGTTAAGGGAGATTATTATGAAAAAGGTAAAATAAAATCTTATTAAATCAACGCTCTTGGAGGGTGTCCCCTCCAACTCCCCGACCTCTGGACAAGGTCTATTTTTTTGAAAAAAACTTCATCAAAACTATTGACATTATACAACTTTAGTTGTATAATAGATACATAAGGTTAAGGAGGAAACCTTAGACAAGGAAACTAGTAGAAAGGAAAACAAAATGTTTAAGTTCAAAAAGAAGCCACTCAAAGTAAAAACAAATAAGCTAGTAGTCAAAATAAACTTATTTATAATCAGCTTTGAATGGCACATCGAAATTGGATAGTGAGAAATCACTATCCACCCCTTCGGGGGTGTACTTAAATTATAACAGGAAAAACAATGAAAGTAAATCTAAAAATTAGAAAAACCACCAAGCGTGAAAAAGTTGAATTTATTATTGGACTTCTTCTACTCCTATTTGCAGTTTGGTATTTTATGAGGTAATATATGTCAGTAGATATTAAAGCTATCCGCTGGCTTTTAGACAACGCCACAGCCTATGCTATCAGCAAAAACTGTGGCGTATCTATTCAGGCCGTAGATAAGTATAAAAACGGTGTATCAGATATTATGAACATGCGTTTAAAACACGCTATCAGCATGACTTCTTACGCCCATACACTACAAGAAAAACAGTGAGTACCATCACTGTTTTTTCTATTTTGAGCAAACAAAAAACCGCAAGCTATTGCCTGCGGTTGGTGTAATCTAATTTGAAAGTCTTTCTGTTTTTATTTTTCTTCTTTTGGTTTATCGACGACGGTGATAAGCCCGTCTGGTTCGGTTTTGAAGGCTGGGTCTGTGTGAAGTTCACCGTTTGCCTTCAGATAGTACCAACCGTCTCCCGATTTTATGAATTGTTTAGACAGCATATATCCATCTTTTTCTTCCATAAAATACCAGGTTTCGCGATATTTCACCCATCCAGTAGCCATGCGACCGTCTGACTTGAAGAAATACCATCGATGGTTGAGGAACATCCAGCCTGTGACCATTGCGCCACGTTTGTCAAGATAGAACCAATCTTTGCCATCATTGAACCAACGGTTGATTAAGCAGTATCCACGTTCATCGAAGTAGAACCACTCATTGTTGATTTGCTTCCATGAGTTTGTAGGATAAGAGCCGTCCTCCTCCCACCACCAACCAGTGCCGTTACGCTTCCAGCCTGCTTCAGATAAGCCGCCTTCGATGTCTTTCTTGAATTGCTCACGACTGATACCCCATTTGGCTAAATAAGGGTATGGATCCACATGGTCTGAGTAGTTTCGAGGTTGATTGTATGTGCAATACTGATGTGTCTTGATTCCTGCTAGGCTGTCAGAATCCAGCGTTTTCGGAATCCCTGCTTCATCAGCAAGGTTGCGCAGTAGTTCAACATAGAGCTTGTAATCGCGCATGAACTCTTCCTTAGTTGAATGGCTCTCAATCAATTCTACTTGTCCGTAGCCTTCAACGTTCCAGCCACCTCCTACGTCATATGCTCCCATGTCTGTGTACCAGGTTTGCATCACACGGCCGTTACCAACGACGTGTGAAAAAAATCCTGAATCAACAGGACGACGCATATGGTAATCTGCTTCATTTTGAGCTGTTGAGTTGGGATTACCAGTTGAATGAGCATGAATCTGACGATATGGTTGCTCTCCAACCTGTGGCAAATCAGTTCTTAGTCTACTTGTATCAATATCCATTATTGTTCTCCTTCGTTCTTGTCGTTTTTGTCACCAGATAAGCGCTCAAATGCCTTGATGATAGGTTGGAAGATGGTCACGTTACCTTTTAACTTACGGTAATTTTCGATGAGTGACTGGAATGTAAAAAGCAAATATCCGAGGTAAATTGAGTATAGAAATGCGAAGCCTGTCTTCTCAGGTAGCAAGACAGACATCGGAATCAATACCATCAACAAGAGGACCCCTAGAATCTTTCGAATCAGGCCATTAATGCCAATCTTACTCTTGTATTCAATTTCTGGATTTGCAATTGCTGCGAACGTCCCTGATGCAAAATCTACGATTTCTAGAATCACAATTAAGCCCAGCGCATACAATACCAAGCCATCTTCTGTTTGGATTAGACTTCTAAAAAAGTTAAACAATTCGATTTTCATATATTCTCCTTTACTGAACAGGTTTTGTCTCTAACTCATTAGATGTTTGAGTCTGTTTGTCGTTTTTTGTTCCATCCCACTTCCAAACGGCAAGTAAACCATTTTGAGATGGTCCACCTTCAAGTTGCTTGATAGATTCGCCTTTGTAAGTGAAAGCCTGATTTGTCTGAATCAAGACACGCTTGCCTTCGCCGTTCAATTCGACATGCTCAGGATCTTCAATCACAAACATATCACCTGGTTGATAGACCTTCCCTTCTTCTGCAAATGGGAAGAGTTCGACAAGCTCCTTGTAGGTTGTTCCGTAGGCAATTTTCTCACCCATGATGGAATCTTGGGCCATGACACGCACTACTTTGTCGATTTTATTTGCAAGCGCAGAGAGTCTGTCCTGTTCGCTCTTGTTGTGCGCAATCTGTTGCTCAGCTTGTTCAAGCTTATTCTGCGCCTGCACAATCGCAGAGCTTGGGTCCAATTCAGACTTGAGAACATCCAGCACCGCTTGAATCAAAACGTCTTCTGATTCATTTGTACGGTCTCCGGGGAATGATCGTGAGTTAGTGCTGTAGCGATTTCCTTCTGATAATTGAATTTCTACCACGGTCTCAACATTAGAACCAGAAATTCTTAAGTATGGTCTTGTTGATAAGTTATAACCATTGATTGCCATGTCTATTCTCCTTTGTCTGCTGGTTTAGTTTCTTCATCAAGCAGAGCTTCCAGCTCATCCACTCGTGCTTGAAGTCTTTGATTTTCAGCCAATTGTTCTTCCAGCTGAATGCTCAAGATATTATTTGCAATCATTGTACCGTTTGATGTATCGGATAAGTCATTGATTGTCATCCGAAGTGCGCGGTTAAGCTGTTCTGTATTCATTTTCTAATTTCTCCAATCTTTGTGTAAGTTTTCTACTTTCAAGAGCAAGCTCCTGAATAGCTTTAAGTGCGATGTTTGTTAGTCTGAGATTGTCCAGATTCAACGTGTCTCCGTTCTCGTAAACAAGCGTAGGATCAACTGTTTTGACCTCTTGGGCAATCAAACCAATCTTCGTGTGTGCTTGTTTCTGTCTATCCTCTTGCTTCTTCCAATCGTATTCCTTGAATTGGAATTGATGGATATAGTCAAGAGCCTTGTGCTTGCAATCCACAATATTCTCTTTCAGACGTCTATCCGAGAAATGCTTATTGACTATAGTCCACAAACTGTACGCTTTACCGTTATAACTATAATAAATATCATTTCCTGAGCCACCAAAATCAAGAGAGACATTGTTTGAATTCCAAAAACCAATAGTAGCTGTTGTTCCCCCGTTGATGCTCCCTTTCCCAGTCCTCATCCAACCAATTCCATTCGCTTTAATATAACCTTCAACTGTTAAAAGAAATTCAGTTGTTGGAGTTGCGGTATTTCCTCTTGTAAAATCAGAATCTTTATAGACAAAAAGACCGTAAGGGACATTCTCGCCACGACCATAAGAGCCAATGAACTGGACACCCAATCCATCTTTTGCATTATAGTTTCGTGGAACGTTAATCTGTAAACCACCATTCACTGTATCAAATGAGCCATAAGAGCCTAGTTGAATTTGGGTATGACCTGTTAAGGTTCCACCATAAATGCTGGCCCCTCTAATGGTCCCACCGTAAATCCTATCACCGCTTAAAATACCTGAGCGGACTTGACTTGCATCAATCGCAACACTCTGAACACGGGTAATGAATGCTTGCTTAGCAAAGAGTTGACTCAAGTAAGCCTCATTTGCGACAAGCTTATTAAATAAAGCCTGGTCAACTTTTATTTTTTCCGCAGTAACAGCTTCAGCATCTAAAACAACAGTAGTCACCGAACCTGCTTCAAAATTGGCCGTTTTCAGCTTATCCACCATGGCTGACTTGATAACTGCTTTATCAATCAAGGTCTCGCCAGTTATGTGGGTCAATTTACCGTCAAGTCGATTATGACCATTAGCGCCCAGGTTTAACCCAGAAATTAAATCACCTGCGCTGTTGATGTTTTGAACAGACCATGATCCAGCAAGCTGTCTTTGGACTGTTTTTAGGCCTTCATTCTTAGACACCTCAACCTGAAACAGCTGGTTGGTCATGGCCATGCGAGCAACCTTATCCGCAATCCCGTTTTCAGTATTGCCTAGAATACGCTCATAGAGCTGGCTAGTTTCTTTGACTCGCTGGAAGTCAGTAGTCTCTACTTTTCGTGCTAGTTGATTGGTCACATTCTTAAATTGACTATCAGCATTATCCTTGTTTGTAGCTACCTGAGTCTTTAAATTTGAAATCTGAGTAGTGGTTCCTTGCTCACTGCTTGTAAGTCTATTTGATAGACCACTGATTTGACCGCCCAAATCTTGCTTATAAGTAGTTATCTGACTTGAAATATCCGTGAACTTACCGTCTACGGACTGACGATAGCTTGCAATTTGACTAGAGATTTCTTTATTCGCACTAGTTTTAACAGCTTCAATCTTCTGATTGATACCCTTCACATCTTCTTGATAAGTGGCCTTGCCTACATAGTCCTTCGTAACTAGCTCACGGACTGCCGTCGCTTGTTTAGCGCTCTCTTCTCGAGTATATCTTCTCAATGCTTCTTGTCGCTGGCCATCTTGATTGACGTAACGCTCAACTGCCGTCATCTTAGCAGACAGACCTTCAGCAGTTTTCTGAAATTCAGATTTAGCGACGACAAGATCCGTCTGGCCATCTTCAGGAGCAGGACCTGCATCTATACGAGTCGAGCTTCTGGTTAATTCGACTTTACGAAAGGCTACATGGCCAATCCCATCATAACCAAGAATAATTCGCCAGAAATCAAAATTTTCAGGCTTGGTCAATGCTGGTATAGTGACCTGATAAGTCTGCCAACTAGATGTGAGATTAAAATTGCCATTTATAATCCCAGGATTGCCAGGTACTGTTCGATTGGCTCTTAAAGTGACCCAAACGCTAGAATTTCCAGAGTAGCAAATCCCTTGAAACGAAAGCGTATAAGTCTCGCCAATCTCCAAATCAAGAAGAGCTGTCGAATCCTTTTCAGACACTCGACTGCCTTCTTTTGAAAAAATCTGCATCTGCTTCCAAGTGTTAGTCGTACCTTTGACGTTGTATTCGCCGTTTGAGATAGTCCAATCTCGTGGACTATTGTCCCCTTGATGATATCTCCAAAGTCCTCTTGAAAAGTCGTAGTCTTCAGCATAGTTACGACTACCGACCTTCATTTTAGAAAATTCTTCACGTAATTTCCCAGCTTCAGCCACAACCAAAGTCTTGTCTGCCTTGTCCTTGGTTGCGTTCAAGATTTCCTGACGAATCGAGCCAGCCCTCACCTCAAATTCAGCTGTACTTAATTTCTGATCTAGCTTATTTTGCGTATTTGTTTCAAGACTCTTCACGGACTGCCTAATATTTTCTGCAGTCACGTTTAGTGAGCTGATATCCGCTTTGGTTCTGAGACCTTCAGTCAGACTTCTCACACCAGCATCAAGTGAATCGGCCCGTTGCTTAAAGGTTGATTCGACAGCTGAGATTTGGCCGTCTGTATCTTCTGGAGCTTCTTTCGGACTGGTCGCTAAACTCCCGTTTTCCAACTGGGGCGCAAGAACATCTAAGTATTCTCCTGCATCAGCATTTACGAGATATACATAGCCAATTGATACGGTTCCAGCTTTTTTTCGCTCGCTTGAAAATGTCAAATATGTCCATTTATCATCTTTCAAGATAAAATATGGACTTATACCTGTTGCATCGTCAGGCTCCCAATGAGTTTGTAACTTAACTCTTTGCCCAACTGAACCTTTTACCCAGACAGACACAGTATAGGTTCCTGGCATTATTTCAAACCTGTCCTGAGCAATACCGATTTGGTCTCTAGCGTTACTTGAGGTCAATCGTATTGCTTTATCAAATCCAGTCGCTGGACTGTTTGATACATCAATAGTCTTTGCTGTTCCAGCTCCTGATGGTCTAAAGGTACCTGATGTCCACAATCCGCTGGCTAGAGCCATGCGTCTTGTTCCTCGGATATAATTCCGCCCCCCAACCTGCATACTCGCAATCTTGCTTTTCAGCTCCTCGGCTGTCTGTGTAAGTTCTGACTTGCTGGCTTTGCCGTTTGCTAAGTTGGTCAGTTCTGACAGTCTGCGAGTCGTTGTCTCTTCATACGTCGCTTGCGCTGACTTCACACCAGCCAACTCATTCTTGGTCTTGTTAAGTGCTTCAACCTGCTTGGCAATCTCAGCTTCAGCCTGTGCCTGCTTCGGTCGAATATCGTTCGCGATAGTCTGTTTCAGAGCATCCAAATCACCCGACAGAGCTGTTTGTGCGCTCGTAGTCTGCGACTTAAACGCTTCAAGTCTAGCAACAGAATCCAGCCCAATCTGCTTGGCTTCCTGAGCAAGTAAACTACTTGCGCCAGCGTTTTGTAAGGCTTCTATAGCCTTGCGCTTGATTTCTTGTAATGGACCATTATCAAAACTACTAAATCGCTGGTCGATGGTGTCAGACAGTTCTTGCTTAACTTCTTCGGCTTTAGCTCTGGAAAGTTCGATACCGTTCGCAATTTCTTGTCTTAACAATTCAGCTTGGTGATCAAAGCCTAAGTCAGCATTTTGAAGAGCCTTTTCTAGGGTGATTTCTTGTGCAGATTCTGTTACTCCAAGAATTGCATCGGCGGCACTAGATAAGCCACCAGAAGCCATAGAACCACCAGTGCCTGCCTTATCATCGAAAGTCAGAGAGATGTACTCTTGTTTCAAGGCATCGAATTCATAAGCAATAGCTTTCTTGAATGCATCGACATTGTGTTTCCAGCTCTTGAGATTGACCGTATCACCCATGTGAACAACTTGCCCATCAAGTTCAAAGGCTTCAATCTTGATAGCGTCAGAGACCTTGTCAATGCCCTCATTTGAGAACTTAGCCTGTGCCCACTTCTGCAATTCTTCAACAGTTTTAGCATTGTTGTTCTCATACTCTTTTTCATTGATATAAGGGTATGAGTTGATAAGAGGACTATCAACAGTCACTCTGATAGTCGTTTCCTTTTCAGCGCCTTCAGGCTTAAACGTCGATTTAGCATGGATTCTTGTGACAACATTCTGACTATTCCTTGTACGTTGATAGTCCTTCAGATTCTTGTGCGTTGTAATAACGACACCACGATTCTCACCACGGCTTCTCTTAACTGTCAGAGCGAAATTATCACGAATCAGCTCGCCTTCCCACGTTCCGACAATACTATGCTTGCCGTCCAGCAATACAGAGTACAGAGTTTCTGTCTCAGTCGTGTTGAAGGTCCTACGGTCCTGGATATCACTGTTAAATGAAAAGTCCCCAAGAGCCGTTTTTGTGTTTTGAACCATGCGAGAAAGAGCCATTCCACAGCTCTGACTAGTCACACTCATTGGTGTGATAGATCGTTGCATCACATCATCTGAAATGTGATAGGCTGTGATTTCCAGATGGTCATTGTGCTCAACAGGTTTCTTGATGCGAAACAGCTGCGCTCCTAAAACGGGAGTCGGAGCCTTTATCAGCATATCTTCTTGGATGAGCTGATAGATACCTGAGTCAGAAATAGGATATTTCACAGTTAGGGTGAAATCGCCATTCATGGTTTCTTTCACAATAGCTGAAGTTGCTTCATGAAGTGGCTCCCCGTTCCATCGAACGGTTCTCACGTCTTTATTAAGTAAATAAAGCAATTATGCCCACCCCCAAACCGTTTCGATTTCAATCGATTGAATACCTGGGCCCAAAACAACCCCAACATTCCTAAGTTTCGCTGGATCAACTGTGATAAAATCCCCTGACCATTTCACTGCCTTCCCTGTTGTTGTTTTAAAGCTAGGATTGTCAGGATTATTGACCATCACAAGCGATTCTGAGAGCTTTTCAAGACGAATGACCTGACCAGCGATTGTAAACGAAGTCTCAACAGCGCTCTGACCAACGATTGTGATTTTAGGAAAAGCAAGAGCAGAACCTTGAACGGCCAAAGTCCCACTTCTTGTCAATCTCTGTGTATCAGTGGTTTTGAAGTATTTGGTAGGATGGCAAGTGAAGGTTGCTTTTGTCATGTAAAGACCAGGTTGCACTTCTTCAAGGTCGCTCACATTGACCTTATAGCACCAAAGACGAGTTGTTTTGACTCGCTCACTCTCTAGCCAGAACTTTTCACGGATAAACAGACTCATAAATTGGTTCATCTGTTCTTCAGTAGGTTTGACCAAGTAAATCGTATAAGATTTCTTGATCAGTTCCCTATGCTTGTTTGTCTGAACGATTGCTCCACTGATACCACCATGCTCCAAGAGAGCTGTTTTGCTCTCTCCCAGAGCAATTGAGGGAGAATTATGGACAATGACCTTAAAAGGAAAAGACGATGTTCTCACACCGTCAATCACAAGCTCATTATGCTTTATCATGCAAATCCTCCTCTCAATTGTGTCTTACGTTGCAATTCGTCAGCAATCCTCTGCGCTACCTCATCAGCAATCCGAATGATGTCAGCTTCTTCTCTGATAGTATTACCAGTAATGTTAATGTTGATGGTCGGTGAAGTTCCACTCATTGTCTGAGCGATACCTCGACCGATAGCACCAAGTGTCTTGTCATTGAGTGGTAACACTGCTTCATTTCCAGCTTCACCACCAACCATGAGATTATTGCCATTCATTCCAAAAATGGTTGGTTTCGTCATGATACCGCCCTTGGCATACCATTCAATTCCAATACTTGGAACACCTTGACTTAACCAATCTAATGGATTGGCTGAACCGCTCACATAAAAGTGAGGTAGTGGAATATGTGGCCAGCTGATGTTGAAGTTAAACAATCCTTTGATGGCTTCAATAGCTGAAGAAACAGCATCCCTTGCACCATTGATAGCACCTGAAATGGTACTCTTGATACCTTCCCAAACACTTGATACTGTGCTAGATATGGCATTTAACACATTTGATACAGTATCCTTGATGCCGTTCCAAATATTTGATACGGTTCCTGAAATGCCGTTGAGAATATTTGAAATGTAGCTCTGAATGGCTGAGAAAATAGTCTGAACAATGCTTTGAATAGCTTGCCATACAGTAGAAAACACTCCCTTGATAGTTTCCCAAGCTCCTGACCAATCACCAGTAATGATCTGCATAACTGCTTGGATAACACCAAGGACAACATTTATTGCAGTCTCAACAACGGTCTTGATGATTTCCCAAGTTGTTGTAATGATCAGTTGAATGTTATCCCAGCCAGCTTGGAGCAAGGGGCCAAGTATATCCAGTATTGTACTGATGACCGTATAAATGGCATTCCAGACAGTCTCAGCACTTGTCCTGATAAGTTCCTGGTTCTCCGTCCACCAAGTAACAACCGTTCCGAATATACTCATGATGAAATCAGAGATTTCTGAAACAACTGTATTGATAACGGCTAGTATAGCATTCCATATAGTCGTGACCGCTTCTCTGAAGCCTTCGTTAGTTTCCCAGAGATATTTCACAATAACAATAATTGCAGCAACTGCGGCAGCAATTGCAATAGCTGTTCCAATAATTGGCAATGCGGCAATTATCATTTCTCCAATAGATATTTTTAAAAACTCAGCAAGGGCTTGCAACGATAAGAATATGGGGGCTATGACCCCTACAGCAGTCACAACTGTTCCTAAAATAACAACAAAATCTTTTACTGGAGCAGGTAAGGAATTAAACAGCTCAGCTACACCTTTCACAATCGTTGCCAAGGTTTGGAAAACAGGGATCATCATTTCCAGAAGAGGTTGACCAATAGCAGATAATGCATTGGTCCCAGCTTGTTTCAGATTCCCCATCACGTTTTCTAATCCGTCTGATTCTCTTGCAGCCTGTCCAAGAGCTCCTGAGAGTTTATTTCCGTCTTCGACCATCTGAAGCAAGGTCAGTTGCTTCTGCGCTTCGCTCAAGTCCTTGAATGATTTGCCATACAGTTTATTTGCAGCGGCATTCCTAGTTGTCTCTGTCGCAGAGATTCCAAGAGCGGCATCGTTAGCAAAGTTTCCCTTCAAAAAAGATTGTAAGCTCTCTGTCACGCTCTCAATAGATTTGTCATAGAAGGCTGCACCGTCTGCTGCTGCCCTAGTTGCACGAGAAGTAAGATCCAAAGCTTCTGCTGTATCCAATCCTGAAGTTTTGGCAAATGAAGCCATCTGAGTGAATGATCCTTGCAATCGCTCTGGGACAATATCCATTTCCTGACCAATAGCATTCAACGCTTCTCTTGCTTGGGTTTCCATATCTCCGAAAACGGTAGTAAATTGAGCATTACTAGCTTGCATTTGAGCAGCTGCTTCTAACGCTTCTTTTCCTACTTCCACAAGCTTTTCTGAAATAGCACTCAACTTCTCACTAAACTGTTGAAGTAGTTCTGCTCTTAAATTTCTTGAGATTTCACTTAAACTTTCTTGAGTGCTATCAGCAGCAGACTTTGTTCCCTTCATCTCATCATTGAGATGATTAAAAGCAGTCTTAGCCTGATTTAGCTCAGCTTCCATCTTGTTGGCTTGTGTGGAGTTCTCACCAAATTCTTTTTTAGTGATTTCCAATTGCTGTTCTAGATTTGAAATCTGTTTACTTACAATCTCAGACTGAGCACCAATCTTTTTCTGGGCAAGAGCATTTCTCTCAGCTTCGCTAGCATTTGAACCTAAAGCACTTTCTTGCAGTTTGAATGAGCTTGTCACCTTAGTCATCTCTGAAGCAAGTTGACTCTGTTCATTCTGCAATTCTTTCAGTTGCGTTTGGTTGCTTTTAGCTGTACTACCAAGTTTTCCTAATTCCTGATTAAGATTAGCGTAAGCGGTCTTAGCTTGATTTAGCTCTGCTTCCATCTTGTTAGCTTCGGCTGAGTTTTCGCCATACTGTTCTTTAGTTAGGCTTAACTGCTTCTCAAGGTTTTCGATTTGACGAGTAACGATTTCAGACTGTTCGCCAATCTTTTTTTCGACTAATGCTAACTTGTCTGCTTCGCTAGCATTGGCACCCATCTGGCTTTCTTGCAGTTTAAACGAACTAACTACTTTTTCAGATTCACTAGCAAGTAATTTTTGTTCATTCTGCAATTCTTTTAGTTGAGCTTGATTGTTCTTGGCTGCATCACCATTTCCTTCAAGAGCTTGAGTGACACTAGCAAGCTTTCCCTCATATCCTTTTAGGACATTTTGAGTCACTTCTACTTCACGCTGGAAAGCGCGATACTGTTCAGAACCAATATTCCCCTTTTTAAATTCCTCATCTACTTTAGATTGGGCTTGTCTTAAAGTTTCTAGTTTGTCTCTGGTTATACCTACTTGTTTCTGTAAGACTTCTTGTTTTTGGGTTAGTAAAATAACGTTCCCAGTGTCAAACTTTAAAGCCTTATCAATTTGTTTTAGTTCATTTGTAGTATTAACAGACTCTTTATTAATAGCTTTTAACGCTTTCTGTAATGGTTGCGTGTCGCCATCGATTTCAATTTTGATACCTTTGATATTTCCTGCCATATTTCCTCCTTTCATAAAAAATAGAAAAGCGCTGAGAGAACTTCTACGACTGATAATGCAGTTAGGACAATGAACTTGACCTTAGAATCGCTCTCTCAGCACTCATTTTTTCTTTAAAAACTGTCAAAATCAGCTTGCGTGGCTTTCCGTTCGCCGCCCTTATCCTCACTCCGTAAATTCACATAATCCGTCTGATAATCCAGAGCCATTCCGATTGAGATGTGCTTTAGATCATCGATAGACAGACCAGTTTCTTTACAGCAGGATAGATAGGATTCTACTGTGAAGATTTCTTCACTAGCTGATTCTGATTCATCTGGTGCTTTTTTGTCGTCATGCTCGCATTCAGCATTTCCATCAGAACGGGCCCAACTTCCTGAATCGGAAAGGCTTCCATTTCCATGAAGAATTGTTCATAAGGCTTGATGTGAGGATTTGCAGATTTAGCAAAGGTCCAAAAAAGGCGGTTGAAAAAGGTCATATCAAACTCTTCTAGCATTGAAATGTCCATGTTAGTCGCTGTCAATTCCTTGTCGGTTTCCAACTTGTTCAATTCATTCATGAATGATTGATTTTTCAACATCGAGAACAAATCTTGAAAATAATCTTTCCCAAATTGTTGCTTGTAGGCAATAGGAGTATAGCCATTAGTGCCTAACTCATACTCCTGATCGCCAACCAAAACGATTTTACGCATAGATTTTCTCCTTAAGCCGCCACCGCAGTAGGTTCATACACTTTCTTGAACCAGTTGTCATAGATTTCCTTATTATCAGCTGATGTGATAGAACGTTTAACAACTGAATCAAGAGGACGAGGACTTGCTTTAAAGCCAAGTTCACGCTCATTGACGTTTGTACCGTTCTTGGTTTTTGAGCCATTGCCTGGACGGCTCGCTGAACAATAGTAAAGAACGTGACGTGTTTTGTTCTTGTCCCCTGAAAATTCAAACATCAAGGCAAATGATGTGAATTCTGCATCAGCTTTTTCAGTCAAAACACCCGTCTGAGCATCTTTGATTTCACCCAAAATTTTAGTCGCAAACATTTCAATAATGTGAGAGATTTTGAATTTACCTTCATATCCTTCATTTGAATTCATAAAGTGATAATCGATGTCATCTGCTTTGATTGGTGTTGATTCACCCTTTGGATCCAATGTCAATTCCATTGCTCCAGGAAAGCGGAAAATTTCATCGTAAGCAATCACTCCATCTGCACCAATTGATTTAATTGGCGCAACGTGAACATTTTTTAAACCAAAGGTTACTTTATTTTCTTGCTTCATGTCATTCCTCCTTAGTATAAATAGACTGTATAAGACTTGACATAGAGTCTTTCAGTCTCGATAAATGTTTCTTCTTGAACATCGAAAAAGAGCTCGTGGGTTGTCCACAGCTCTTCCAGACGTTCTTCCAAATCTTCATCCTTCCGCTCAAAAGCTAGCTCTACTGTCACGCTCTTAATCTGATGATTAACCGTATTGTCAGCTGCATTGATGACTGGACTTGATTCATAATAGACCAGGTAAGGTAGGTCAGGAGCGTTTCCAATTTTAAACGCTCTATAAGTGACAGGCAAGTTTGCCTGTTCCAAAATAGCAGCAAAGTCTGATAGCTTCATTTCCCAATCTCCTTGATACGCTTCTCAAAGTTCTGAATTGCTTTTTCTTCAGCTGGCTTGATGTGGACGATACCAGCGACACGACCACCATTTCTTGAAAGGTGCCCGTTCTCAAGTATGTGAGTAAGACTTGCAACTGCGTTGAAGACAACAAAAGAGCCATTGCCCAACTTCTTCTTTTTCCAACTTCTACGATACTTTCCGTACCGTTTCGGACTTGTCTCTTTCAACTCATCCACAGTCTCATCAGCCACTTGCTCTGCAATCTTATCCACTTCTTCAGTAACCTCATCAGAGTAAGCTGCAAGCTCTTTCGCTATAAAATCAGCAAGGTCATTACTCATTTCAAGACCTCTGACAAAGTCAACTCTAAAATTTCAGAATCGATAGGATAGGTTTTCAAGATACGATATTGCTTGCCTTCAAATTTCGCAAACTCCTGATTCTCATACTCAAAATTTCTAATCTCAACGACCAAGCTCGGTTTTAGACCTGCCTGGTTCGCCTGATAAAATTCAGAGCGAGTAACCTTCTTTTTACGACACAACAGAGTAACTTCAACATCTTCAGAGATTGGTTGTAGTAACTTGTCCTTACCTGTGACTTTTTTAGAGATCAGTTTGATTTCATGATTCCACATTCTTGACCTCTTTCTTTGATGCTATCTGTAAATTATGCAGTCGCCATTGAAGGTGACGTGGCATATCCACCCCACCCTCATAGCGATAAGCAGCATAGTCAACGATAAACATTTCATGGTCAGCACGCTCACCAACAAGCTCGATACCGAGGTTATCGGTCAATTCAGTGACGACACTTGAAATGATTTTTTTTAACGGCTTGTCTCTCAAGTCGGTTGAAATACCCAACTTAAGCTTCAGCAATTCTAAAAGCTGACCTTCATCCATGCTTACTCCTCAACTTCCTTAGCAGGCTCTTCAGCAGTTTCCTCGACTGTTTCTTCCTGCTCAACTTCGGGATCTTCCTTAACTTCTTTTGTTTCAGGAGCTGGTTTCTTAGGCTCATCATCTCCCAAAACCTCAAGGAAGATAGAGCCAGCAGTGTTGGCACCAGTCAAAAGGCCATTGGTAAAGCTATCTGTGGGCTCATATCCTTCACGAGGAAAGATATCGCCAACAGCATAGTCATGTTTTTCAGGATCAGCCAAGTCCTTGAAAGGACGGATTACTTTATAGCTCATACGCCACCTCCTTAAGCTACAACATCAGTGTAAGTTCCGAAGAATCCAGCTTCTTCATCTACTTCCTTAATATCCAAACGGATAAAAAGCCCAAGCAATTGTCCGTAAATGTCATTGTTCACCCATTTAACGGATACTTGAGCACGGTCAAATTCTTTGACGAACTCAGTGACATCACCGATGAAGAATTTCATGTCCCCTTCATTTCCAAACACTGTGTCATCTACTTTGTAGATTGTTTTACCACCGAATGAATATCCAGTAGGTGAAGCTACATCAGTTTGAAGCATGTAGCGTCCATCTTTGTCCTTCACCTTGTCTAGTGCAGCAAACATTGACTTAGTTACAACGATGCTTGCTTTGTAAATTGATTTAAGCTTCTTGTTGTAGATATCTTTAATACCATCAAATCCAACTGCATCTGATTGGGTAGCTGTTTTGAGGACAGCTGTAACTAATGACAATTCAGTATTTTCACCTTGATTGAACACTTCATCTTCAACAATGGACATGATGTCATAGTCTGCGTCGTCAATCATTTCTTGTGACACAGGGACATATCCACGGTAAGTCTTGATTGAATAATCAATCTCGCTGATTGCTGGTTTTCCGAGTTCTGGATTTGATTTCAATTCATCTGTTGAAACCATTACACCATCTGTTTTCTTGATAACTGGATATTTACCGGATCCACTGTTAACTTTAACACGCTCCACAAGATCCAAAAGTGGATTACGTGTTTTGTTAACAAAATGAGGTTGCAAAACTTCAGTAGGGATTAAAGCTGCGCTTCCTGAATCAGTAGTTTTCAAACCTACGATGTCACGAGTTTGACCAGTACGAATGTATTTAGCAATTGCTTCACGTTGTTCCAATGTTTTTCCTCCTCGTTTTTCAGTTTTACCTGGTGTTGGTGCTTTTCGATTTTGCTCCTCGATTTGTTTTTCCAACTCATCGATTTCTTTTTCCAACTGCGCTTTTTCAGCTTCTTTTTCTTCAATTTCCTTTTGAAGATCTTCTACAGTCTTTTCAACTGCTGAAACTTCTTCGTTGGTTTCAGCACGATCCAACTTCTCTAATTCAAGAAGTGATCGTTTGTTCAATTCTTCAATAGATTTAATCAAACCTGCAACTTTATCTGCTTTTATGCCTCTAAGAGCGCCAAGAATTACTGTCTTGTTCATAGCTTAAATTTCTCCTTAATTTCTTTCTTGCGCTTATCTAGCGCTTCACGATTAGCACGCTGTTGACTTTCAAAGTCTTTTTGTCGTGCAGCAATTTCCGTTTGCGGATAGGCTGGGAAAGTACATGGACTCACTTCAAAGATTTCTAATTCTAGGATAGTGTCCAGGTACGAACCATCTGCTTGCTCTTCCGTATTGATTTTGATTGGGATAAAACCAAAGCTACATCCAATCACATCACCACGCTGAACACGAGCATAGGCCCCAACAGCTTGCGGATCATCTTTATTGATAATGATGTCACCGTACAGACCGATGTCATCAACTCCCAAAATGACCGTTCCATTACCAGTCCGACCAAGCACCAAACTATCATCATGGTTAAATAATGCCCTGATGTCAGCTCCTTTAATGGCTTTTTCAACACCCTCACGCTTAATCACTTCAAAATAACCAGGCCACAGTTCGGTTACTTCATCAAACTTGATAAAGTACCCACTCAAAATCAAATCACCAGTATCACTTTCTTCTCGTGTCTTGAACTGAGCAGTACGATAACTATTCCGTTTGTTCATTCTCTTCCTCACCCCCTTTCAGTTTCTTTTGGTCCCCAAGTCTGTCCTGCGGTAGATAATTTTCAAGAGCAAGGAGCTCATCCATGTCAGGATCAGGTGGCATCCCAAGCCAATCCCTCCACTCGTTTCGACGCATTGCCATGCTTTTAGTCATCTGTTCAGCTACTGATGACAATTCTGTAATGTCATACGAATAAAGCGAGCGAGCATTCAGTTTGAAATACCGATTGTTTGAAACGAGTAAGTCTCTCGTTAAGGTCTGAGTGATTGTTGTAGCAATGCTCATGACCGTTGTATTGACAAAGTTGTTGTATTCTTCTTTGTCAAAACTACCGACCCCCAAAATAAAAGCTGGCACTCCCAAAAGTCCAGCAACTGTTCTCTTGTCAATTTCAACAGATTCATTGATAGCAATATCTTTCAAACTTAATGGCTTGACCTGTTCGACACTCAATAGAGCATCTGGAATAATCCACGGCTCACCCGCCTGACTTGTTGTTAAGTATTTCTTAGCAACCTTGTCTCTCCCCTCTTGCGTGGCCAATTCTCCACTAGAAGAATCAACCTTAACAATTAGGCTAGGAACGTTCTTTCCGTTCATAAATCCTTTTTTGATTTGAGTCGCAAGGTTTAAATTCCTAACAATATCCCTCAGAGCAAGCCTATATCCAGTTCCTACAAATGGATTGTCTGGATCAGGATTGATTACAAAGTGCACAATTTCGTTTGGGTTGTAGTCAACACCACGATAATTCATAACATATCCGAGCTCATCGCTTTTAAAAGAAACTTCGCTCATTGGGAATGGTCTTAGGTTCAAAATGTAATCATTCACATGATCATACTCAACATGAAGAACTGAATTTCCGTCACCAAATAGCAACAGGTCGCGCACAATCTTGAAAATCCAAGTTTTGCGAGTCATATTTTCACATGGATTTACATCAATTTTTCTAGCTAGTCCGTCTTTTATTCGGATATCGCCTTTGTCGGTATTCTCCATCAAATGAATAGTCATGTTCGATACCATGTCAGCAATCTTATTGACCGCAGCAATCACATCAGGATTGCGGGCCAAAGGCACATAGCTATCACCGTCAATATGAAGCCCAAAATCTGAATGAGTGATAACATTCGTTCCACTTCGGTTCTTACCACGTTTCAAAAACTTATCTAAAAGCCCCATCTTTTCTCACCTCCTTTCTCTAATCAAAGAAGCTCATGACATTCTGATTCTTACCAAGATTAGCAAGAGCCTGAATGCAAGCAAAGACGCTGGCATCAAACAAGTCAATTCTTGCAGTACCACCGTCACCGTCTAGTTTCTCATATTGCACAGCATCGTCCACCTTTTCAATCGCTCTAACATTACTCACACAGTATTCATAAGCATCAGAATGAAGATAGTAAAATTCTTTATTCTTAACTTTGAACTCAATCCGTCTGAATCCCTCGGATTTAAGATAGAAAAGCTGAGGTTGGTCAATCATCTTGAACCGAGCTTGTTTCATCTTCGTCAGGAACTCACGACCAAACTTCCTATCCATTCCGACAGCAGCAATCTTGAACCCTTTCTCTCTCATCTTGATAAACCATTTGACAATATCATCATAGAGAACGGTCGGAGTATTGCTCATCGTCAGCCAGCCATCAGACTGCCACCCAAAGAGTGGAATCCCGTCATCATTTGCTTTCTTCTGAGCATTGACACGAGGAAAGAAAGCGTGTGTGATGCAGATATCAACATCTTTCTCGCCATCATGATAGACACCATAAAGAGCAGAAGCGGTCAAGTCATGCAACCTTGACAAGTCAGCACCACCGTACCATTGGATTGGTAAACGTGCCAGCTCCTCTAGGGTCCAATCGTATTGACTATCTGAAGCGATGAACTCATCAGGATTGAAGTAAGCATTCATAGAGTTTGTGAATACATTCAAAGTCTTGTTGAAAAACTCATTTCTTGTCTGTGGATCATTCATAGCCTGCTCAGCTTCTTCTCTCAGAGCCTTGAGCGATACCGTCACACCCCACGAAGGATTTGCTTTTTTAAGAACATTCTCGTCCAGGTAATCGCCCACGTCTCCATCAGTCGTCTGGTCAGCTTTGCAGATGAATATGAACAAGGAATCATCCTTGACCAATTGCTTAAGGACCTTTTGACAATATTTCAGACGGTTAGCAAGAAATCCTGTAGGAATATCCCCAGCCGTAGAGATAACAAAAAGCATACTGTTTCGGTATGCTGACATTGTTTTCTTCATAAGACCATATTTCTTACTGTTCCTCATCGTGTGAGCTTCATCCATGACAACAACGTTTCCATTCAAAGCGTCCAGACGGCTCTCATCATTTGCCAGAGCTTGAATAAAGAAAGAACCTTCATCACCAAAGTTAGCACTGATTGAGTGTTCCTGGTTGTTATCCTTGATACGGATGTTCTTGTCATTCCATCGCTCAACATTGAACTTCAAAAATCCAAAGGCTTCCATCGCTTGCTTAACTGAGTTAGCCACGATGTAGCATTTTGAACCACTATCCGTGTCTAATATCTGATAAGCAAGTGCGATTGCAGCAGTAAATGAGGTCTTTCCATTCTTCCGAGCAAGCATGATAAGCGCTTCTTTGAACCTGCGCTCGTTTGACCCCTTGTAGTAGAATCCAAATAGATTAACAACCACAAAGTGTTGCCAGGGTTGCAAGAGTAATGGCTTGTTACGGATAGACACCGCAAACATATCATCACCCTGCTGATGGACTATCGTATTCTCGATGAAGTGAACAACAAAATCAACGATTTCCTCATCCATTTCAAACTCAGGATTTTCAAGATCACGCAAGAAACGTTCAGCAGCAAGAATATTCTCCTCGCAATGTTCCTCTCTGTGAGATATGACGTGCTGAGCATACTCTTTCGCTTTGCCAAGATTACCCATTGCCCGTCACTCGCTTCTTCTTGATTTCGTTCTTGAACTTCAGGACCTCAGTAAGAACTGAATCACCTTCTTGTTCTACTACCTCACCGAGTGATTTCGGGTTCATCATCAACTGATTAGAGTAGCTGAGAATGTCTTTCCTCAAAATTTCCATCGCTGTCAAGATTGGAACTTTGCGCTCATTCTCAGCACCAGCCTTATTGACGTAAGTGTCTGTTACTGGATAACCCATGTCAGCATAATCTTGAGCAAGTTTCTGATACTGATAGAGCATTCCTGCAAAAATATCAATGATCATTTCGAACTCTTTCCGATAAGTGCCCAAGTCTTTCATCTGCTTGACCACTTTTGACTTAATCGACTTTGCTGTAATTGGTTTAGCCAAAAACTACCTCCTTTCATCAAAATCGCTTAGTTTTTACCCCCTCTTTGTTTGAAGGCCCCCGACTTGGAAAAAGTTCCCTTCACCGGTACCCTACTGGCCAAAATGATTTTTCAAAAAGAGGGGGGGTACTAAAAATTTTCATTTTTCATTTTTGAAAAAATTTAAAAATTCTTTTTTTCTTTTTTTTTGCCAATACAATCCTTGATTGATTACTCTATCGTTCACTCTATCGTGAAACGTATTGTGTTTCTTATTCGTCAACGGCAAACAATTCCATTCAACGAATTCAAGTTCAGGATATTCAGATACAGGAAAGATATGGTGAACCATTTCTGCTTGAACAGAAATTCCGTAACGCAAACTTTCTTGGCAAAGATAATCATGCTTACGCATTATCCTATCACGGAACTTCTCCCACTTCTTAGATTTCAAGGATGGTCTGATAGGTTTGTTATACATCTCAAACCTCCTTTCTCAATGCTAAAAGGGACAGGCCTTTGACCTATCCCCTCCTCATACAAGAAATCTATGCTACCATAATAAACCTTTTTTTGTGAGACTTCAAGATGTCTTTTGTCTCATTCTGATTCTTTAAAAAAATTACCCCATTTTACTAGTATGGCTGTTAGCGGTATATGCATTCCATTTACAAATGCTGTTTGAGTATATCCAACAATTTCAAAGCCAACACCAGGATTCGCATCAATATCTTTATTTAATTTCTCGAAGGCCTTTTCTCCAAGAAAATCATCACGGTATTCTTTTAACATTTTCTACCTCCTGTAACTATACCAATTTCACCCCTCACTTTCACATATCTTATATTTTGTTAAACTCACTCTAAATCTCAAACCCTTACTAATCATGGGATTTAAAGGGTTTCATTTTTTCAGTTTATGCTTAACTCGTTATGTGAAAGTAATATCTAAAAAAATTAAATGACAAAGTTCCGTAGTGCGTCATCAAGCTCTGCTTGCTCTATCCCTA